TGAGGAGTCATCAGAAAACCTTTCGTATTTTCCGATTTTGCCACAAGTGGAACATGTCTAAAAAAGACAGGAACACAATCATCCAATTTACAAATTGCAATATCATCAGCATCATTAGAATAAACAACAACAGCTTTAACCATATCATAACAAATATTACTGTTTTTATTAAAAACTTTGATAAAAAAGGGTTGAGACATATCACGAAAGTTATGTCTAACTACGGTAAAATATCTACCTGAAAACATAGCTGTAGAAAAACAATTAAAATCAGGAAAAACCATTTGAACAACGACACTATTTCGAGAAATAGAAGCCAAAGTATTATTAGGAGGAGTGGGAGTTTCTAAAAATAAATTTAAATCAACCTCTCCACGCCACTTATTAATCTCAGGTTGAGCTTTAACAAGTGAAGAATAATACTTTGGTTTCTCTCCCTCTTTCTGATTCGGCTTCTCAACATAAAATTTCTTACCTGTATAAGAAGTCATGATACCAGTTTTTGGATCATATTTAGCACCAATGTTCTCATAATCAGGTTCGCCTATTTTGGTTAACAAAAAATACGAAAAAATAAGAAAAGTAGCAGCAACAACAAACCACGTTATAGTAGAACGCGTGGCAACAAAATCACTAAGAGCACTCAACATATCAGAACACTCTACTCTACTAGGAATAAATTTAGTTTCTCCAATATACGGAACTTCAAATAGAGGCATGTTAGCAGTAGGAACAATCCTACCCTTACGTTTAACCTCATCTACAATAAAATTAAGAATACTTCGGTGAGAATTTGCAGCAGGTAAAGATAACATGGGCAACCAAGTAGGAGTTCTAACCCCTACTTCTCTACGAGATATATGAATGTCGCCAGTAAATTCACCATTAATAAAAGAGACTGAAGAAAAATCAAATAAAGTAACCCTACGGTATAAAGCTTCAACATCGGAAATAGGATCTATGGGAGTAATACGCAGATGAATGTTATTAGTAGTAGCTAAAATAAGTCTTGAAGTAAAACGCTTCAAGTCCTTATTTTCCGCCATAGCGCAATTAAGAGTGCATTGAGCAGTGGAAACCATATTTATCATATCGGCCCACTGATGCACTCCTTTTTGCCCTATATCGTCTACCATTAAAACATCCTCTCCGTCATATTGATCATAAAAATCCTTCTCCGCACCGTGAGAAACATGAGAGTAAACTGAATTATGAGTCTTTAATGACTCAACGAGCTGAAGCATAAGAGTAGTCTTACCAGTACCGGGAGGACCATAAAAAACACAAAATAAAGGTTCTACACGAGTAGTATCTTTACTATATAAGATCTTTTTATAAACCTTACAACCACGATCGTAAACATCCTTAAATCCATAAGGAAGTCTACCCACA